CGATCTGTTCGGCAACATCGGAATCGGATGCCGCCTACATCGCCGCCGCCAATCCCGTCGCCATCCTCGAGATGATTGCGGAGAACGAGCGGCTGCGCGATGCAATGGCTGGCCTGCTTGAGTGGGTAGCGCCTATTGCTGGTGATAACCAAGACGACGAAGCCTCCCAGCGCGAGCTTGATTCTGTTCGGGCTGCCGAAGCCGTTATGCAGGAGGCCTCCAAATGACCGACTTCATGGAAATCACCGCCGCCTTCCACCAGGCCCGCACAGCTCCCGACGTAACAGATCGGGCCTCAGGTCTAGAGGAGGCAGATCGTATAGGTGGCGTGGCGCTGGTGCGTGAACGGCTGCAGGGGCAGGGCGCTGAGTTCTGCATCGTTGCCTATATCGGCCTGGTTGCTGCTGCGGCTTCTGCATTCTTCGCGTGGCAAGGGGGTGATCGTGGCTAACCCAACCTTCCCCCTGCGCAATGAGATGGACCGCCAGCGCGCCATCGCCTGCCTGCAGAAGATCGACCTGGGCGCCGGCTACGTCTGGACCATGCGCGAGGAGGTCCGCAGCGACGCCCAGAACCGCCGCATGTGGGCCATGTTGCGCGACATCAGCCGCCAGGTTGAGTGGTGCGGCCAGAAGCTCGAGGACACCGACTGGAAGCACGTATTCAGCGCAGCAGTCGAGCAGCAGCGCGCCGTGCCCGGCCTGAATGGCGGCTTCGTGGTCCTGGGAATCTCCACCCGCAAGCAGAGCAAGAAGTGGTTCAGCGACATGTTCGAGGTGATGGAAGCGTTCGCTGCAGAGCATGGCGTGCGCTTCACCACGGCTGACCATTGGGGAATCGGGGAGGCCGCGGCATGAGCCGAATAGTCAGCAAAAAACTGCGCGATTCGGCTCGCGGCCAGTGCTGCACGCTTCGCCTCCCGGGCTGCGGCCACGATGACGGCACGGTGGTTCTGGCTCACATCCCATGCGGCCACAAGGGCGTAGGCATGAAGGGTCCGGATGTCATCGCCTGCTTTGCCTGTGACCACTGCCACTCCGTGCTGGATGGCCGGCGCCGCGGCGAACTGACCGAGGGCGACCTTCTGCGCGCCCTGGCTGAAACACAACTGATCTGGTTCCGCGATGGGCTTCTGACTGTGAAGGGGGCCGCTGCATGACCGACACCCCACTAGGCCGCGCCTGCCCTGACTGCGGCGAGCCCATGAGCAATATGCCAAGCCTGAACGCCCGCCAGTGCGCCACCGGATGCAAAGAGACATTCGCGTGGAACCTTGCGCCCGGCCAGCTCCCCCTGATCGCAAACAACAGAGCCACAAGGAAGCCGCAATGAGCGCACTCAACGAACAGCCAGGCGGCAGCCACTACAAGGGCAAGGCCATTCAGCCGGTCCAGTACATCCACGCGAACGGCATCGGCTACTGCGAGGGCAACGTCATCAAGTACGTCTCCCGGTGGCGCGAGAAGAACGGGCTGCAGGATCTACTGAAGGCTCGCCATTACATCGATCTGCTGATCGAGCTGGAAGGACTGGAGAAAGCCGAGTTCGGCCAGCAGGACACCATCGACTGCCGCAGCGCTGAGCAGAAGGCGCCGCAGCCAGGCCCGGTATGGACGCTTGAGGCGAGGCGCTGCCTTGTGTGCCTCGGTGACCACGGGAGCATGCCTTGCCCGAATACGCGCGTAACCGCCAGCGCTTCCCGCGACCAAGACGTTCGGCTTTCTGATGCTCTTGACGCGCGCACCCTCACTTTGGCCGCTAAGGCATTTCGCCCATGAAGCTCTCTCGAATCGACGTACAGGCGAGGCTAGGCGATGAAGTGCTCTGCGGCGAGGCGTGGATTAACAGCGGAAGGCCTGACTGCCAAGGCCAATGCGGAGCAGCTTGCTCTCGCAATCGCGGACAAGATGCGGGAGCGCTGCAAGCCAATGGGTCTGCCGAAGTGGCGCCAGTGGGTATCGGCCGAGCTGTCGAGGATGAGCCCGCTGCTGCGCAAGATGGTGCGCGCTGCGCTGGAAGCGAAGGCGAGGGGGAGTAGATGACCGAAGTCCTGCTGCCCTGGCCGCCATCGGCAAATACCTACTACCGCCGCGTTGGCGCCAAGACGCTGATCAGCGCCAAGGGGCGCGCCTACTGCAAGGACGTAACGGCGCTGTGCCGGGCGGCCGGATTGCGCAAGCTGGAGGGGCGCCTTGAGGTGGTGATTGCTGCATGCCCGCCAGACCGTCGCCGTCGTGACCTCGACAACATGCTCAAGGGCTTGCTCGATGCGCTGACTCACGGCGGCGCCTGGGAAGACGACAGCCAAATTGACCGACTGACCATCATCAGAGGCCCTGTAAAGGCCCAAGGGTCGGTCGGTGTAGTGATTTCTGAGATTGCCCAAGGGGAGGCAACCTGATGGCCGCACGCAAGCACGACGACGCGCAGATCATGGAGGCGCTCACGGGCAGAACCAACGCCGAAGCAGCCGCCTTGCTTGGCTTGGATATCCGCAACGTGGAGCGCCACCGCTCCCGCCTGCGCAAGATGGGCTGGGAGCCTGGGCACGGTTCAGCAGAGGCCCGCGCCGAGACGTATGTCATCACGGCCGCCGTGAACGCTACAAAGGCGCACTCGGCATTCCTCAAGACGCTGCAATTGTATTGCTCCCTGCGTGGCGCCAGGCTGATCGTCATCCCCATGCGCTACAAGAACCCGACTCGCCGGGATGAAGTGGCCGATGACGACTGGTGGGATGCTCGCCTGATGCCGTACATCACCCATGAGCGGACGAAGCTGGCGAAGGGGCTGGTAGTGCTGGCTGATATCAAGATCCAGCCGACGGCCGTCAGTCCACTTCAAGGCTGGCTAACCGTATCGGGGCAGGACTGGGCAATCCTGGGACACACGAAGATTGCAGTAGAGCCTGTAGCAACGCGCATGGGCGACCCTGCCAAGTTGGTGATGACGACCGGTGCCTGCACTGTGGAGAACTACAGCGACACCAACGCCGGCAAGAAAGGGGAGTTCCATCATACGCTCGGGGCGGTAGTCGTCGAGGTTGACGGCCCGCGCAACCATATCCGCCACATCTGCCCGATGAAGGACGGCAGTTTCATCGACCTCGACATGAAGTACACCGTCAAGGGGCCTGAAAAGGCTCCGCGTGCCGAAGTGCTGACGATGGGTGACGTGCATGCTGAGATGGCTGATCCGGTCGTTACTGAGGCAACCAGAGAGCTTTCCGAGCTGATCAAGCCAAAGTATCTGGTGATGCATGACGTGCTGAACTTCGGCTCGGCCAGCCACCACAACAAATTCTTCGACAAGTTCAAGCGCCACGTGGACGGTACGTCTGGCGTGATGCATGAGCTGAAGGTAACGGCCCGGCACGTTGACTACCTGGCGACATTTGCCGACCAGGCCGTAATGGTGAACTCGAATCACAACGATCATTTCCGGCAGTGGCTGGAGAAGTCAGAGAACGCTCTAGATATCGAGAACACGCTCGTCTTCCACGAGACCAAGGCCGTAATGCTGCGCGCCATCGTTGACGGCTCCTGCTGCGATCCGTTCAAGCATTGGATGGACAAACTGATGAAGTTGGCTGATCGGGTGAAGTGGCTCAAGCCCGATGAGCCGTTCATTCGCTTCGGCATCGACTACAGCAACCACGGCGACAAAGGCCCGAACGGCGCACGCGGCAGCACAAAGGCATTCGCAACCGTAGGTGCAAAGGTCGTCAAGGGCCACGGTCACGCCCCGCAGGTAATCGATGGCGCCAGGTCTGTTGGCACAAGCTCGAAACTCAACATGGGCTACAACGCCGGCGCCCTCAGTAACTGGATGGCCTCGCACGACATCACCTACGCCAACGGCAAGCAGACGCTCATTCACTGCGTCGGCGGTACCTTCTTTCGCCGCGATGCGGCAGCAGCACGGGGAGCAGCAGCATGACCTATCGCAACGTGGTTTCCGCAGTAGTCCGCGCCCTGGCGTCGGAGGTGATCAACTCGGCGGGGGGGTGTGACTTCGAGCCAAAGGTGCAGGCTGCGCGCGTCCCGGGTGCCATCTGCGGCAAGGAAGCGGCATTCCTGACTGACTGCTGGGTACATGGGCGACTGCATAAGGCGCTGCCGGTCGGCCTGTGGCTGGCCCTCGTCGCGAAATATTCGACGCATCTGGAGCGCAAGCACGACGCAATGATGGCGCTGGCCGGTGCCGTGAAGTCGCCGGCGCCCGAGCGGTTCGTGCAGTGTGCCGTCGCTACCTGGGCATTCCCGAAGCTGCCGGGTGCAGAAGGGAAGCGCAGCACGAGCGTATTGCCGGCCGCATGGTATGACATGGATCGCTGGAGTGAAGACCCGGTGGCCGAGCGCACCAAGCATCGCTGGAAGTCAGCCATTCGCCGCGACCTGGAAGACCAGGTGAACAAGGCCCTAATCGAGGCTCAACACATTCTTGACATGGAAGGATTAATTTCATGTCAGGCTGCTTGACAGTGAATGGCAGAGTGGCATAGAGTGTTCACTATCTTGGTCATCTTGCGCGTTGAGATGGTCAAGCGACTCGCTGAGTGATCGGTGGAGTTAGCAACTCAGAGCGGGACGGCCTGAGAAACTGAGCCCGTACTGAGAGATTCACAGAAAGCCCCAGCAGAAATGCCGGGGCTTTTTTGTTCCTGCCGACCTCTGTGTCGGTTTTTTTATGCCGATTCGAAAGCCAATCCGCGCTTCTGTCGGCAATGAAATACCAGTTTCGGGCGCTAAAGGCCGTTTGAATGGCTCGCCACCATGCGCCCAACCCTCTTCCGGCCCCATGCCTGCCTCCTTGCTCATAGGCGGATCGCACGCGCATGTGAGGCCGGACTTAATCAACTGCCCCATGCGGGATAACCGAGATGCCCAAGATGCCAGAGAAGAGCCCTGAATTTTGGGTGGCCCTCGCAGCAGCCCTGCGCGAACACGGACTAGCCATGATGCTGACCTTCGTTCTGTCGTACATCCGTATCCACCTGTACGGCGACAAGAAGAGTCCGCTGGCCAAGCTGCTCGAAGCCACATTCGGCGCGCTGCTGATCATGCTCGTCGGCCTAGGCGTGAACGCTATGGGTGCAAACCTCGCCTGGACGCTATTCGCTGCCGGTTTGATCGGGCTGCTTGGTGTGGATCAGGTTCGCGCACTGGCCGGCAAATGGGCGGAGCGCAAGGTGTCGCAGTGAAACGCCTCCACGCCACCCTGATCCTGCTATTCCTCGCAGCCTGTGTCGCTGTGATGATCGGGAAAGAGGTGTGGTTGGCAGCTCGAGCAGCGTGGAAGGAGAGCCGGAATGATCACTATCAAGGCGCCCGACGCAAAGCTCGCCCAAGAGCAGCTCGATAAGTTCGCAAAGCAGATCCCGTTCGCCACTGCGCTGACCCTGACCAATGTGGCCAAGCTGGTACAGAAGGGCGAAGTCTCCGTAATGGAGAAACGATTCGATCGCCCGACCAAGACCACGCTCAATAGCGTATTCGTCAAGCCAGCGCTGAAGACAAGGCTGCAGGCAAAGGTGTGGCTCAAGGACTCGTTCGGCTCAGGCATCCCTGCTGATAAGTATCTGCAGGCTCAGGTGTACGGCGGGACACGCTCACGCAAGCGCTTCGAGAAGGCGCTGATCCGCAGAGGGCTGATGCGCCCCGACCAGTACGCAATGCCAAACAAGGCGTTCTTCGACCAGTACGGGAACATCAAGGGCCAGTTGGCTATGAAGATCCTGTCAGGCCTAGGGGCTGCAGAGTCGACCGCTGGATCACAACACAACGCGAGCAACAGTAAGCGCAGTCGAAGGAAAGGCAACGCTGACCGCTACTTCGTTGGAGAGGTGGACGGCGAGGCTGGTGTGTGGGAGCGCAAGAAGATCGGAAAGGAGATAGGCGTCAGGCCTGTGTTCATCTTCACTGATGCAGCTCCCAGGTACAGGGTGCGCGTGCCGTTCTTCAAGATCGCAGACAACATCATCAAGGCGAACTTCGATAAGGAGTTCGAGAAGGCATTCGAGCGGGCTGTGTCCACTGCGAGGTGAGTAATGGATAGGCCTCCAATACCAAAGGCTCCGCCCGTTAGGCTGGTTTGTACGGCTTGCGGTGACATCACCAAGACAGGAAAGCACTGGCACTGGATGTGCAGGCTGCTCGTTTGGCTTGGTCGGCCTGCCTAGACCCACCCCCATTGGGTCCTCCCCGGCACTACCGGCCCTGCGGGTAATTCGCGCCCCGCCTTTTCGCTTCATACGAGCTTTTCCCAGGAGGCGGTTGTTGTTCCGTCATGACCAAATCCGAACCGAAAAAACAGCGCGGCTGGCTCAACAAGAGCGAGATGGCCGCGAGCCTGGGCATTTCCGTCCAGGCGTTCGACAAATGGGGCGTTGAGCCTGTCGAGCGAATCGGACGCGAGGCGTTCTATGACTGCCGGACTGTCCTCGATAACCGACTGGCCCGGGCAGAAGAAAAGCACCAACCGGCTAGCGATGAAGACGCCGACACCGCCAAGCGCCTTGAACAAGAACGCCTGCGACTGACTGCGGCCCAGGCTGAAGGCCAAGAGCTGAAGAACGACATTACCAAGCGCAAGTCGGTGCCTACCGAATTTGCCACGTTCGTGCTGTCGCGCCTGGCCGCTGAAATCGGGTCACTGCTCGACACGCTGCCGCTGACACTCAAACGCCGCCATCCAGACCTAGAGGTCCGGCACATCGAATCGGTCCAGCGCGAGCTGGCCAAGGCACGCAACCGGGCGGCGACCCTCGATGACCGCCTGCCTGGATTGCTGAATGAATATCTCGACACCGCAGATCAATGAGCTGGCCGGGGCCGTGCGCCTCGGTCTGGTTCCTCTGTCGCGCCCGGTGCCGATGACGCCAGTCGAATGGGCGGATGAGAATTTCTACCTGTCCAGCGAGTCATCCTATCAGGAAGGCCGCTGGGAGACGCTGCCGTTTCAAGTCGCCATCCTCAACGCGATGGGCAACGACGAGATCCGCACCGTCAACGTGATCAAGTCGGCCCGCGTCGGCTACTCGAAGATGCTACTGGCCGCTTCGGCCTACCAGATCGAGCACAAGCGCAGGAACATCCTGCTCCTGCTGCCAACCGACGGCGCCGCGGCTGGGTTCATGAAGGCCCACGTCGAGACAATGATCCGCGACGTGCCGAGCATCTACGCTCTGGCGCCCTGGTACGGCAAGAAGCACCGCGACAACACGCTGGACACCAAGCGTTTCAGCCACAGCAAGCAGCTCTGGTGCCTTGGTGGCGCAGCGGCTAAGAACTACCGCGAGAAGTCGGTCGACACCATCATCTATGACGAGCTGGCCGCATTCGAGCCGGACGTCGAGAAGGAAGGTAGCCCGACATTCCTTGGCGACAAGCGGATTGAAGGCTCGACCTTCCCGAAGTCGATCAGAGGCAGCACCCCGAAGATCAAAGGCACCTGCCAGATTGAGGCGGCGGCGAGCGAATCGCCACACCTGTTTCGGCTGCATGTGCCATGCCCGCACTGCCAGGCCGAGCAATTCCTAAAGTGGGGCGGCAAGGACTGCGCGTTTGGCATCAAGTGGGACGCAGACAGCCCGGGCAATGCCTGGTACGTCTGCGAGCACAACGCCTGCATGGTCCAGCAGCACGAAATGCAGGAGCAGCATGCCAAGGGGCGCTGGATCTGCGAGAAAACCGGCATCTGGACACGCGACGGCCTGGACTACTTCAGCGCAGACGGCGAAGTCATCCCGACGCCTGACTCGGTCACCTTCCATATCTGGACGGCATACAGCCCGTTCACGACGTGGGGGCGCATCGTGCTGGACTTCTACAAGGCCAAGGACGACCGCAACAAGCTGAAGACCTTTATCAACACCACGCTCGGCGAAACCTTCGACGAAGACGAGGGCGACAAGGTCGAGTGGGAGACGCTTTACGGTCGCCGCGAGGTGTTCCCGCAGATCCCGGCACGCGCTGTTGCGCTGATGGGCGGCATCGATACCCAGGACGACCGCTACGAGGGTCGTGTGTGGGCGTTTGGCGCAGGAGAGGAGTGCTGGCTGGTCCATCGCTTCATCCTGCACGGCGACCCCGCAAGCGAAGAGCTGCGCCGCAAGGTCGGGCTCGAGATTCACCGGCAATTCATTCGGCCCGACGGGCTTCCGATGAAGGTTGACCGTTGGTGCTGGGACTCCGGCGGTCACTACACCGACGAGGTGTATGCCGAAAGCCGCAAGCACGGCGTGACATGGGTCATCCCGATCCGAGGCGCCAACACCTACGGCAAGCCGATCGCCAACATGCCGCGCACGCGGACCAAGGCGGGCGTCTACCTGACCGAAGTCGGCACCGACAACGCCAAAGAGCTGATTTACAGCCGCCTGCGTCTCGGCGTCGACACGGCGCGCAGCCAGGCCGGCGACATGCAGCCGGGCGCGATCCACTTCCCGGCCAATGACGACATCTGCGACGAGTCGGAGCTGAAACAGCTCACGGCTGAAACCAAGCGGCTGAAGATCACTGGTGGCCAGCGGGTTTACCGCTGGGAGGCGAACGGCCGGCGCAACGAGGCGCTGGACTGCTTCGTGTACGCCCTGGCCGCGCTACGGATCAGCCAACAGCGTTTCGGCCTGAACCTCGACGCCATCGACCCGGCGTCGCCTGAAACTCAATCAAACGACGAGCGCCCGCGGGTGCAGTCCTCCTACTGGAGAAAGTGATGGCATTCACGCGCGAGCAATACGACACGCTGAAAGCGGCCATCGCAGGCGGCGAGCTGATGGTTCGCTATGCCGACCGCAGCGTCACCTACCGGTCGCTCGACGAGATGATCCGCACGCTTCGGCTGATGGAAATGGATCTCGAACCGCTTCCCGATACAGGCCCGAGAGGGCGCACCTACACATCCTTCTCCAAGGGCTACTGATATGGGCGTGATCGACACCCTGTTTCCCGGCATGGCCGCGAAACGCGCAGAGTCGCGCCTGAAGAAAGCCAAGGCCGAGGTGGCGACGCAGATGCTCGCCCGCCGGTTCGAGGGTGCGGCAGGCGGGCGGCGCAATGATGGATGGCGCGCAGCTGGCACAGACGCGAACGCCGAGAACGGGCCAGCCCTGACGGTGCTCCGCAATCGTGCGCGCGACATGCGCCGGAACAACCCCTACGCCGAGCGGGCAATCACCGGCATCGCTGACAACGTGATCGGCGCCGGCATCGTCCCGCGGCCAAAGGCCAAAAGCGCGCGATCGAACAAGAAGCTATCCGCGACCTGGGCAGCGTGGGGCGAAACCACGGCCTGCGACGCCGACGGCATCGAGAACTTCTACGGCCTGCAGCATAAGGTCATGGAAACGGTGGCCGAGGCCGGCGAGTGCCTGATTCGCCGGCGCCGCCGCTTCAGTTCGGACGGCCTGCCTGTCCCGATGCAGCTGCAGGTCATCGAGCCGGACTTCCTCGACGACGCCAAGAGCGCCCGCAACGGTGGCAACCAGATCATCCAGGGCATCGAGTTCGATGCGCTGGGGAGGCGCGTGGCGTACTGGCTGTTCGAAGAGCATCCCGGCGCATCCACTGGCCTGGTATCGACTCAGTCCAAGCGGGTTCCGGCAGAAGACGTGATCCACGTTTTCATGCCTCGTCGCCCTGGGCAGGCCCGCGGTTACACATGGCTCGCTCCGGTCATGCAGCGTCTGCGTCACTTCGACGAGATGGAAGACGCAGTAATGGAGCAGGCCAAGATCGCTGCCTGCTTCGCTGCGTTTGTCACTCAGGGCGATATGGGGGGCGGGGCTAAGGCGCCACCCCTGGTTGACCGCATGGAGCCCGGCCTGATTCAGCAGCTGGCCATGGGTGAAGACGTCAAGTTCGCCGCGCCGCCGACCTTTAACGGGTACAGCACCTATGCCTGGCAGGCATTGCACGCAGTGTCGGTCGGCTTGGGTATTCCCTACGAACTGCTTACCGCCGACCTCAAGGGCGTGAACTTCTCCAGCGGCCGCATGGGCTGGCTGCACTTCGCGCGCCGCGTAGATGTGTGGCAGTGGCGAATGATGATCCCGCAGCTGTGCGAACAGGTGTGGGGATGGTTCATTGAGGCGCAGACGCTGATCCCGGGTGGCGTGCTCGAGGAGGCTGGCGCCGAATGGGTGCCGCCACGCCGCGACATGGTCAACCCGGCCGAAGAGGTTGCGGTGCTCAAGGATCGCATGCGCCTTGGCCTGCTTACGCCAGACGACGCCCTGCGCGAGATGGGCTACACGGACCCGGACGATGTACTGGCTAGGTTCGCAACACACCTTGGGAAGGTAGACGCAGCCGGCCTGGTGTTCGACTACGACGCCCGCAAGGTTTCCGCGGCGGGGCAGCAAACAGTCCCGCCACCCACAACCACCGAGAGCACCAACGATGACGGAAGCGACGATCAAGACGCTTGAGACGCCGATGCTCAGCCTGCGCGCTGCCGTGCGGCCTGGCTCAGTGGACATCGAGCAACGCACCGCCGAGTTGACCTGGACCACTGGCGCTAAAGGGCGCCGCTGGTCCTGGGATGTCGGCAGTTACATGGAGGAGCTGGAAGTCAGCGAGAAGGCCGTGCGGCTGGAACGACTGAACAACGGCGCGCCTCTGCTCAACGCGCACAGCGCCTATGACCTTGACGACGTGATCGGCGTAGTCGAGCGGGCATGGATTGAAGGCAACGAAGGTAAGGCGATTGTCCGCTTCAGCCAGCGCGAGGAGGCCGATGCCATCTTCCGCGACGTGAAGGACGGCATCTTGCGCAACATTTCGGTCGGCTACGCGGTTCACCGCTACGAAGTGGCCGAGGAAGAAGACGACAAGCTGCCGACCTACATCGCTCGCGATTGGGAGCCGATGGAGCTGTCGCTGGTGCCGATCGGATTCGACGACGGCGCCAAGATCCGCAGCGCCAAGACCCCGGCCGACTACCCCGGCCAGCGCTTCAACACGCAATTCGAAATCCGGGAAGCCGAACAGGCCCCCGAGCAACCGGCCGCCGTGGCCACTGAAACCCAAGAGGAAAACGAAATGACCGACGAATCCCGCGCGGCCGAAGATCAGAGCCAAGCCGCAATCGAAGCAGAGCGCAAGCGCTGCCTCACCATCCGCAGCATGGCCAAGAAGGTCGGCATTGCTGATGAGTTCGCCGACGACCTGATTGCCCGCGGCATCAGCTCCAACGAAGCCAGCGCTGCAATGATCGACAAGCTGGCCGAGCGTCAGGCTTGCGACCAGCCCAACACCCGCAACGCCCAGCCGACCGTTGTCACCTCCGGTGTCGACGCTTCCGTGGTCGCTGCCAAGCGTGGCGCCATGCAGAACGCTCTGCTTGCTCGCTGCAACCCGAGCGTCAAGCTGGAAGAAAACGCCCGCGAGTTCCGCGGCATGCGTCTGATCGACATGGCTCGCGAGTCCGTCGAGATGGCTGGCGGTAACGCCCGCGGCATGACTCCGCAGGAAATCGCCCGCGCCGCCCTGGGCTGCGACCGCTCCGCTGTCCGTGCAGCTGGCATGCACACCACCAGCGACTTCCCGATCCTGCTGGGCTCGACCGTCAATCGCACCCTGCGCGATGCCTACGCACTGGCTCCGCAGACCTGGCGCCCGCTGGGCCGTCAGACCACCGTGTCCGACTTCCGCGAAGTCAGCCGCGTGGCGCTGGGCGACATCGCCGCGCTGGAGAAGGTCAACGAGCACGGCGAGTACAAATACGGCTCGCTGGGCGAAGAAGGCGCGCCGCTGAAGGTCGGCAAGTTCGGCAAGATCATCGCCATCACCTGGGAAGCGATCGTGAACGACGACCTGTCGGCCATGACCCGCATTCCGCAGGCGCTGGGCGCTGCTGCTGCTCAGACCGAGTCGGACGTGGTCTGGAGCCTGCTGCTCAACAACCCGGACTTCGTCGACGGCTCGCCGATCTTCGACAGCGCCCACGGCAACGTGGCCGCCAGCGGTGGCGCGATCAATACCACTACCCTGGCCGCTGCCCGCGCCGCAATGCGCAAGCAGAAGTCCAAGGCTGGCCACTTCCTGAACCTCGGCCCGGAATACCTGGTTGTTGGTCCGGACAAGGAGCTGGAAGCCTACCAGTTCACCAGCTCCAACTACGTGCCGGCCAAGAACGCCGATATCAACGACAGCCGCAACGCTTCGCTGCAGGTCATCGTCGATGCGCGCATCACCGGCAACCAGTGGTACCTGTACGCCGCTCCGGGCCTGGTCGACACCTTCGAATATGCCTACCTGGAAGGGGAGCAGGGTGTGTTCACCGAAACCCGCGAGGGCTTCGAGGTTGACGGCATGGAGATCAAGGCTCGCCTGGTCTTCGGTGCTGCCTGGATCGACTACCGCGGCGCCTACAAGAACGCTGGCGCCTAACTCGCCGTGACCTGACAAGGGCGCCCATTGCGGCGCCCTCTCTGTTTTCTGTATCCCGAGGAGGGAACGATGAAGAACTTCATTCAACACGGCGACATGATCACCCTCGTGGCCGCCGCCGCCATCACTTCCGGCCAGTTGGTTCGCGCGAACAGCCTGGTCGGTGTCGCTGCGACCGATGCCGCCATTGGCGACGAAGTCGAGGTCAAGACCTCCGGCGTCTTCGAGGTTGCCAAGACCAGCGCCCAGGCGTGGGAAGTCGGCCAGCCAGTCTACATGATCGCTGCCAGCGGCCTTGCCACCAACGTGGCCGGAACCGGCAATTACCTGATCGGCGTTGCCGTGAAGGCGGCTGCCAACCCGTCCGGCACTGGCGTTGTGCGCCTGAATGGCTCGATGGGCCATCCAGTAACGGCGTAAGGCCATGAGCTGGGCAGCGATGCGCGACCGGATGGACCGGAGCGTGCTGGCCAAGCTGAATGACGGGGTCGCGGAATACCGCGGCCCTGGTCAGCATCCGCGCAGCGTCACGGTGATGATCGAGCGCAACCTGGTGCAGAACGGCCCCGAAGGGCTATTCCGCTCCGATAGCACTGGCTTTAGCTGGCGCAAGGCTGAACTCGATAGCGTCCAGCGTGGCGGCATCTTCATCTTTGAGCGCTGCCGCTACGTCGTCGAAGACACCATCTCAGACGACGGCCACTTCGTCACCGCGGCCTGCATGGAGTCCCGATGAACATTCTCACCGAGGCGCGTCTGGCTCTTGTGGCCAGGCTGCAGACGATCACGGTTGCCAATGGCTACCGGACGAATGCGGGGCAGAACGTGAAGACGGGTTGGTTCAGCGAGATTCTGGAGTCGGACTCGACGACATTCCCGCTGATCTGCTTGCAGAAGGCGAAAGGCGGAGATCCGGTCGAAGGCCCTGGTGTTATCCAGCTTGCGCCCAGATTCTACGTCATTGGCGCAGTCGATGCCGGCTTGGACGACTACGACGACGCGCTGGAAGACATCGAACTTGACCTGATTCGCTGCCTGATCACTCCGAAGGGACCGAGAATTGCCTGGATGCCATTTGGAACCACTGCTGTCTCGCTTTCCACATCCGAGCACTTTCCGCCTGGCAACGGTGAAAGGGCGTCGAGCGTGATGCTACCGATCCAGCTGGCACTGAACATCCGGCCATAGCGCCAAACCCAACATCAAGCCCGCCATGAGCGGGTTTTTTTTCGCCTGGAGAAAACTCGCATGGCCAACTACGCATACATGGGCAAGGGCATCGTAAAGCTCGCCCCCGAAGGCGGCGGCACCGCGCGCGACGTGGGCAACGTGTCCGCGCTCAGCTTCAACGTCAACGAAAACATCATCAAGCTGCCGAACTACCGCACCGCAGGCGGCGGCACCTACGCCCAGGTGAACCGCATCGAGTCGGTCGAGTTCACGGCCACGCTGCACGACTTGAGCCCCGAGAACATGGCGATGGTTTTGTTCGGCACAGTGACCGAGGATGCCGTTAACAACACGGCTACGATCGAGGCGCTGACCACTGGCGCGCAGACCTTCCTGATGACCTTCGAAGGCGTGAACGAGGCGGCCACCGGCAAGACTGTGACCGTGACCGTGCATCGCGCCAAGATCGGTGCCGCTCAAGGCCTCGGCTTCATCGGTGACGAATTCGGCGCGCTGGAGATCACCGGCGAGGTTCTGATCGACACCAGTATCGTGACCGCTGGCCTGTCGCAGTTCTTCAAGGTCGAGATGGACACCATCGCCTAAGCGCCCGAGTCCAAGCCCATCGGATCGGTGGGCTTTGGCGCGTGCGCCGTGGTAGATTTCCCTCATTAATGGGAGGGAGCCTTATGCAGTGTCCGAAGTGCAGCTATGAGCCAACCATGTCCGAGATGGCCTCTAGCCCTGACCAGTGCCCGAAATGTGGTGTTTATTACGCGAAGGTAGCCAGAGGGGATGATGGTATTTCAGCCCCAAAGCCAAAGAGCAAGCTAGCAGACGCGTGGAAAGGCGCGAAGGTTTCAGTAGAGGAAGGCCGACGCCTGCGCGCTGAGGAAGAACGAGTTCGCGCGCAAGCCCGAAATCTGTCTGCTGCCTCTCCAGTTGTAGTCACTGACGTGCAGATTCAGTTCGGATCAATGGTGACGCTCCTTGTAAAGCTTGCTTTTGCAGCAATCCCAGCGGCGATCATAGTGACAATCATTATTTGGGGAGTGGTGTCGATTCTCGGCCTGATCCCACTACTGTTGCGATGAGCACAGGCATTCACCAACAACCCGCTTCGGCGGGTTTTTTATTGCCCGGAGTTTTGCATGAGCGAGTTGCAAATCCTGTTTCCTGAGCCGGTCACCGTCGAGGTGATGGGGCGCGACGTGCAGATCCTGCCGGTGAAGCTGCGCCACTTCGAGCGCTACGGAAAGTCGGCCGGTGCTTTGGTCGAACTGTTCAGCCAGGCCAGCGTGCAGCAGATCAACCGCTATGCCGCCACGCACAGCCGTGAGCTGCGCCAGGTGCTGCTGGCAACGACCAGCCTCAAGCGCTGGCAGCTGTGGTTCCTGCCGGCGACCGTCTCGGTGCAACTTTTCGTCGAGGTCGTGCGGGTCAATTCCAGTTTTTTCGGCGAAGCCCTGCCGGCAATGGTAAGGGCGCTGAGTGGGGCTCCGTCGTCCAGCGACTGATTGGCGCCGGCCATTCGATGGCCGATGTGCAGGACTACACCCTGCGCCAGATCGAGACATTCCTGGCCGCGATCGATCAGGAAGACCGCGCAGCTAACCGGGTCGCACTGATCGCTGCGCGTGCGGCAAATGCAAAGCCCGAAGACTTCAAACGCTTGATCAAGGAGTTCGCCTAAATGGCCCAGGTCAAAACCCAGCTGGTCATCGACGGCAAGAACAACTCAAAGAAGGCGTTCGACGAAGTAAACAACCAGCTCAACAGCATGAACAAGCAGCTAGCCACGGCTGGCAAGGCGCTGATCGGCGTCTTCTCGGTTTCCGCGCTGACCGGCGCAGTGCGCGGCATTGCCAATGCGGCCGACAGCTACAACCTGATGAATGCTCGCCTGAAGCTGGCGACCGGCTCGCAGGAAGAATTCAACACGGCGCAAAGTGAACTGCGCCGTATCGCGACCGCAACGCAGGCTCCGCTTGAATCTCTGGCCACTCTGTACCAGCGCATCAGCCGGCCACTGAAAGAGGCGGGGCGCAGCCAGAAGGACATTCTGGCAGTGACAGAAGCAGTCGCGACGTCGTTCCGCGTCTCAGGGGCAAGCGCACAAGAAGCCGAGAACGGGGTGATTCAGTTCGCTCAGGCCCTGGGCTCTGGCGCTTTGCGCGGCGAGGAGTTCAACAGTGTCGCAGAACAGGCCCCGCGCCTGATGCAGGCGCTGGCTGACTCGCTTGGCGTTCCGGTCGGTGCGCTGAAAGAGATGGCTGCGCAAGGTTTGCTTACGGCAGACGTGGTGACGTCCGCGCTGGTCGAGCAGCTGGGAGTGTTGCGCACTGAGGCGGAGTCTCTGCCGGAAACAGTAGGCGGTGCCATGACCGCCCTGTCTGATCGCTGGAATGAGGCGATCGGCCAGGCCGACGTGCAGCCGCTGATTGATGCGATCAACGGACTTGGCGAGACGCTTAGCGATCCGGTTGTCGTTGATAATCTGGTGAAGCTCGCATCGGCGCTGGCGACTCTTGCCGGCACGGCCGTTGAGGGTGCTTCTGAGTTCGTTGATCTAGCCAAGCGCATTGCCTTTGTGGCGGCTAATGCGTCAGGCATGGTCACCGAGCTAGACAAGGTTGACCAGCAGATCGCCGATCTTGACCGCAGCCTGCAGGGCACAGGGCTGAGCACTACGATTGACGGGCTGTTGTTCTCGCCCGAAGAGCTGCAGGCAAAGAAGGACGCACTAGTTGCGTTCCGGGCGGCAATTGTCGAGCAGCAGTCCGGATTGAATGCCGAGCTGCAGTTCCTTTCCGACGTGGCTGCAGCAGCCGCAGAGGCTGCCCGCGAGAAGGAAGTCAGCGAGCGCAACCAGTACATTGCTGAGCTGAAGACTCAGCAGGAGCGACTGGTAAAGGCGTCTGAGAAGGCCGCAAAGGATCTTGTCTCTGCCGAGAAAAAGGCCACGAGCGAACTGAAAAAGGTCCGCGACGAACGCCTGGAGATCGAAAAGCGGTATCAGGAAGCCATTGCCGGCATGAATGCTGGCGGCGAGGCCTCCTACGGCGACGCTCAAGCGCTGAAGGTCGGCGCACGTGAGGCATTGCGCGCTGGTGACGTGGAGGGCGCGCAGGCGCAAGCGCAGGCCGCGCTGAAGATACTGGAAGAACTCCGGGCTGCAGGTGCTAACACCTACGGTTTCGAAGGCTTCATTGGCGAGCTGCGCGACATAGAGCTTGCCGCAAACGACATCGAGCAAAGCCGCGCCGAGCAGAAGATCGCTGACATCAAGCAGGAAATGGTCAACCTCAAGTCGGCAGCCGCCGCGCTCGAGGACATGCCCGTCAGCGTCAAGATGGACGACGCTGCGTTGGCGCAGGTTCAGTCTGCACTGGACGCGCTAGCCAGCCGAGAAATCATCGTCAAGATCGGCGCCGAGTACGACTTTAGCCAGCCTTACACCCTGCAAGACCCTGGCCCGGAGCCTCAAAAGTACGCAACTGGCGGCTACATCAGCGGCCCCGGAACCGGTACCAGCGACAGCATCCCGGCACTCCTCTCGAATGGCGAGTACGTCATCCGAGCGGCGGCGGTTCGCAAGCTGGGCAAAAACGCGCTCGACCTGCTCAACTGTGGCATCCCGATCCCTCGGTTTGCCGATGGCGGGATGGTCGGGACTGTTTCGAGCCTGGACACCGGCCCGCGCAGCCTTGGCTCGCTGGATATCAACCTCGGCGGCGACGTGTTCCAGGTGTTCGCTGACGCGGGTCAAGCAGATGGCATCCGCCTGGCCGCCAAGAAGTTCGGCCGCACCAAACGATAACCGGAGCACAACATGCCACAACCTCAAATCATGCTCGGCGGCGTGCCGATCGTGCTGCACGCTGGCGCGCCGGTTTTGAGCGAAGAGCCCATTGGCGGTGAAACGTCGATGCGGACGAGCGATGGCGCGCTGGTATCGATGACGCATTGGGAGCGGATGTCCGGGACGATCAGCGGGAATGGCTGGATGCCGCCAGGCCTTCACGGCCTCGACTACAGCCAGCCGCTTGAGCTGCGGTCCACGAAGGTGCAGAGCGTGACTGGCACAGGCCTGACATACACGCTGCGCGGAACGCCGCGGCCTGACGTGGCGCCGTGGGCTCAGGCGCTGGTCGGCGACGATTGGGTCAATACGGTCTGCAGCGTCACCGATGGCGTCGCGACCGTTACGTCCGTCACCAGCGCTGCCCTCTACCGCGTCTGCTGGATGCCGATCTACAGCGTCAAAGCCCGTCGCCCGTCCGAAACACAGGATTCAGGAACTGCCAGCCATAGCTGGTCCATCACCTGGGAAGAAACCTAATGCTCAACGCCTCGCCACTGAACGCCGTGCCGCTGAACGGCTTGGCGAGTGCTGCCGCTGAACCTGAATACATCGTGCGCGGGCAGGCGTTCGTATGGGCGCTGCGCGTGCTTGTTGGCGGCGTGAACCTCACGGCTCAGCTGACTGGCACGGTCACCGTTGACCGGGAGGAGGGCGCGGCCGGCATTGCCAGCTTCGATCTCTACATTGCCCCGGGCGTTGCCGTCGTGCCGCCAGACTGGAAGGGTCGGGCGGTGTCGATCGACTACATCAGCACGAGCCAGGGCGCCACGACCGAGGCGCGGCGCTACACCGGGCAGATCAGCATCGCCAACTGGAATCCGATCAGTCGGGTGCTGACCTGCGAATGCTCGGACCAGCTTCAGCAGCGCGTCGAGGGCATGACCGTCGAGGCGATTGATTCACTGGTCGGCGGCTACTGGTCGGCGGATGTGTTCGAGGAAGTCGAGGGGCGCAGCCATTGGGACTACGCGCTCGAGCGGCTGAGCACCCGCCCGGTCAGCCTTGACTGCTCGCCGTTGGGCGATATGCGCGTGACCAGCTGGTATGCCGGCGCGCCGGACTTCATCTTCGGCGAAGGTACCGTGCTGTATCAGACGCTGGACCTGCAGCAGTCCGACCTTTCGCGCACCACGAACCGGATCGAAGTCGAGTTCAGCTATCGGTACTCCCGCCTGTGGCAGCGTAATCAGGCCTACAGCTGGATTGTGCCGGCCGGCTCGTTCTGTAGCTGGCGGGAGGACTCGCACGAGCTGCCGACCATTGAGATGGTGCAGGAGGCCTTGACCGGAAGCGGTCAGTCCATCGTCAGCGAGAGCTATGTGACCGCACCGCTCAGCGATCCGGATCCGTGCGGAACGGGCATCGCATGGGTCAACCAGTTCGACAACTTGGTCATTGGTACGGGCATCACTGGCGGGCGCCGCTGGGTCCAGACGGTGACTGAGAGCTACACGCTGACATTCGCCACGCCAGACGGCGAGGACGAAGCGCGCCAGGTGGTTCAGCGGCAAAGCGCCTCGCTGCAGATTGAAAGCGACGAGGAATGGACCGAAGGCGAGATGGCCGGCACTGACACCGGCTATCAGGACGTGATCGACGACGCCCGCCGCGCTGCCGTGTTCGAAGTGGTCGCCAACGAAGCGCGCACCGAGCTGATATCGGCCAACCGGGAAACGCTGCTCAGCTGGCAAGTGCCGACGAGCATGGTGCTGGGCATCGACCTAATCCATACGCTGGAGGTTGATTGTTCCGGCGTGCGCGCTCGCGGCAAGTGCCGGCGCATCGTCGATTCGTTCGACCTGGGCAGCGGTGCGGCGGTCACCACGCTCAGCATCGCAATCATGCGCGGCGGCGGCACCAGTGATCCGCTGACAATTCCGGCTCGGCTTGGAGCCAGCCCGACTGATCCGGGTGAGGGCGCCTCGATCGCGCTGCCGACGCACATCGGCGGCCGCAGCACTG